TGGGATTTTCTCTTTCTCAAGGTCAATCGTTTAACCACCAGACAACAGGCGAGCCAACCAAAAGTCATGCCGGCCAGAAACACAATGATTGTGGTTCTCATAACCTTACTCCTTAAAAATAGGGGGCCAGGGCCCAGGCCAGCCAGTAGAAGGCCGCAGCCGATAGCACCAATTCCAGGGCATAGGCCAGGGCCCACAACCGCTCTGTCCAGGTGCCTCCCTTGAAGGGCCAAAGCCAATGTTCTTCCATAATTTCCTCCAGAATAGAGACAGAATAGAGATGGGCGAGGGGCTTGCTCCCCTCCCCGGTCACAGGTCCATGGGCATCACCAGCCACATGGAGCCAGGGGCGGAGGCATCCAGAAGCCGTATGGGGTGGTTGGCCTCGTTCAGTTCTATGGTCACCATTTCCCCCTGCATCACCGCCAGGGGTTCCAGGAGATAGCGGGCGTTGAAGCCGATGGCCCAGGGCTCCTCTTTGTCGCAGACCTTCTTCAGGATTTTTACCGTTTCCTTGCCGGTTCCGACTTCGGGGTTTTCGTAGGCCAACTCCGCCGTGCCGTTGTTCAGGGTGATGACTACTCCCCGGAAGCGCTCCGTAGAGAGCAGGGAGACCCGCTTCAGCGCCGCGGCCAACTCCTGTCGGTTGAAAATGAAGCGGTGCTCGCAGCTTTCCGGGATAATGCGCTGGTATTCGGGGAATCTCCGGTCCAGCAAGCGCGTGGACAACTCTTTGTCCCCGACTTGGAGGAAGAGGGTCTGTATCTTGGGTTTGGCTCTCGTGACGCCTTCTCCTTCCTCCGCCTGGACAACCTCAAGCCCCAGGTTTACCGAACCCTCCTTGGCATGGTGTTCCACGAACCGTTTGATTTCCCGCACGGCCTTGGCGGGCACCAGAATACCCTCCGGCCATTCCAGGCGGGCCAATTCCGGCAACGCCTGTTCCGCCAGGCTTAGGCGATGTCCGTCGGTGGAAACCATGCGGAGATAGAAGCTGCCGTCCACCTCCCTCCGTTCCCACAAGATGCCTGACAAGTTGTATTGCAGATTGTCACCGGACATTGAAAAACTGGTCTTATCCATCAGGTTCAGGAGCGCTTGGGCATCCACCGCCACCAGGGAAGCTCCCTGACTGGAGGGCAGGGACGGAAACTGCTCCGCCGGGAGCGTCAGGAATTTGTATTCCGAGTCCCCGGCTTCCACCTTGACCTGCTTCTCGTCACCGGTGATTCGCAGGGTCCCTTTGGGCAGGTTCTTCACCAGGCCGTGGAAGGCGTGGGCCAGGACCGCAAAGGTTCCGGGTTCCTGCACCTCCGCCGGAAACCGGCCCTTAAAGCTCAGTTCCAGGTCGGTGGCGGAGACGGCAAACCCCTGGTCGTCGGCCTCCACCAAGCAATGGGCCAGGATGGGCATAGTGCCCCGCCGGTCCACCACGCCCAGGACGTGTTCCAGGGCGCGGGCCAGATCGCCTTGTTCAACGTTGAACTGCATACCTTTGATTCTCCTCGTAAATTGATTTGGCGCCGCAACCTTCCCAGACGGGGCAGCCGCGGCAGTAATAGTGTTTGCCCTTTAAATGACAGCGGCGGGCAACCTCTCTGATCACCCGCCGCTGCTCATCCAGAAGCTTATTGGCATCATCTATGTCGATGATGAATATTTCTCCTTCCATCTCTCCAGCACCTCGTTATTGAAATGTTTCGCCAGGATTTCATACACCCCCGGGATACGCATGATGATCATTGGTGATATTGGTGATTTCTCTGTCTTGATCTTGGTTTTGATTCATGTTTCACCCTCCTGAGGCGGTTCCCCAGAATTCCCCAAATCAATAAAGCGCTTGATTTGATTATCCGGTTTAGCCGCCTTTTTCCCAACATCCTTCTTTGCAATGGATTCAAGCCAAATGGCCTGAGTCCATATTTCTTTAACTTGATAATACTCCCTCTCTCTGTCCGGCCTTCCAGAAGCGGTGTAGTAATCCGCACCAACCTCAATGTAATCACCAACGGTGAGTTTATCAGGAACCATGTAGTGGCGTCCGCTTGCCTTGCGCCAAAATGAGCGCTCCAGGCCACCAGGGGCCTTCAGGTTTTTGTTAACGGTTGCAATCCAGTTCCGCCCACGCCTGTGATCAACATAGGCAGGATGCCAAATGCAACCATCGTCAACCGGAACCTGCCATTGTCCCCTATCCTCATCATACCTCCACTCTGACATTTTCTTTCCCTCCTTTGGTCAGCCGGGCTGCCTCCTGTCTGGAGGCCGCCTCCAGCATGGCTTTTTTGATCAGATTCAGATGCTTGATAATCAGGTCGATTTTCTCCAGATTTACCTGGGTATTACCGTGATACACCTTGGCCAGCACCCGGCAATCCTCCGGGGAAAAAGATTTGCAGATGAGCCGGGTGACCGCGTTCAACACCCGCTCCCAGCGGTTGGCTGTTTCCAGATGCTCTTTTTTAGGTGACTCGAACATGGCTTTTTGTTTGTCAGCTTCCACCAAGGCGTTGACAAACCGCCGCAGGTGGTTATAGGTGGGGAGTTCGCCGGCCTTGATTTTCCGGAACACCGCCTCCTGGTGGCCGTGGTCCGTAAGCCTGCTCATCTCAAAGGCCTGGGAGGGGGAGATAATGCCCTGGGCCAAGGCCTCCTGAAAATGGGGCGCCAAGTTGAGCATGGAAAGGCGCCAGTCAATGCGCCAGGCCTGCTTGAAGCCCAGCTTCCGGGCCAGTTCCTCCCTGGTGTAGCCCTTGTCCAGCATTTCTTTGAACGCCCTGGCCTCTTCCAGCGGGGTGAGGTTCTGACGCTGGAGGTTCTCCACCAGGGCCATCTCCGCCACCTGCCGGTCATCAGCTTCGATGATCCTGACGGGCACCTTCTCCATCTCCAAATAAACCATCTGGCAGGCCCGCCAGCGCCGTTCCCCAGCCACCAGCATATATTCTTTGGGAGGCGGAGCTGCTATTGCGGGCCAAACCCTCGGCTCTTTTAACGGCCTATGAACAACCACTAGGGGCTCGATGAGGCCGTGCTCCTTGATGGACAGGGCCAGCTCCTCCAGGGCCTCCTTTGGAAAAAACTTGCGGGGCTGGTCAGGATTAGGGTAGATTAAGGAAAGGTTGACTTCTTGGCTCCCGTTAGCTGGGGCCAAGGGGGTTGTTTCCGGGGGTGTGGTGGGCACACCCCCTTTTTTTCTTCTGGGTTTCATTCTGTCCCTCCAACTGAAATAGGTCTTTTTGTTTAGGGTGATAGTTTGCCGGCAGTTCCGGCACCTTCACCCCCAGATTTTTCTCCAGCCACTCCGCCACTAGACGCCGGTGGCAAAACTTGCCTGGAGGCTCCCAGCACAGCAGGATGGCGTTAGCCCCCAGGTCATCATAAACCTGCCTGGAGTCCAGTTTGTCCAGGATGGCTTTGTATTCTCGCAAATATTCTTCCCGCCCCATGCGCAGCATTTCTTTTCTCGGAGCCAAGGCTTGGTAGCTCCTGTCCTGATACCATGATGGGGCCCAAAGTGCGATGGATACCAACCTTTTGCTTTGGCTGCCATAAAACCGCCAGAAATAGCTGGTATGCATCAGTCCTCCTTTTTGGTTTGTGGTTTTCTTAAAGATGTCTTGTTTTTGGCTTTGGCTTCCCGCCGTTTTTGGGCCGGGACCTTGCAGGTCACGCAGCCATAATGATTGCGGTTCTTCCTGGCTTGGCAGGTCTCCAGATCCATAATTGGCCTGGACCCCTTGGGGCAGCGGTAATAGAGGGGAACCGGTTTTTCATCAACCATGCTTCCTGCCTCCTTGGGAAAAATTAAAGGCCGGTCACAGCCGGCCTTGGGGAGCATCATTCCCTCATCACAGACCAGGGAGTTAGAACTCCTGGGCTGGGCTAATCCTCGTCAAGGTATTCCACCTCCACGTGGACGTTTTCGAAGAAGTCTTCCGCCGCCTCTTCTTCCGTCGGGCAATATTTGTAATCCACGTCGAATGGCTCAAGGCATCCATTATAGTTAATCCATAGCCTTATCCTGGTGGGCTTTTCCACCTGATTCCAGGGCGCCCACGGGTCATTGGGGCTCACATTGTCCGGCAGATTGTAACCAGGCATGCTCTTTCCCTCCTTATCCGCACCATTGGTTTTGATTAACCTCCTCAAACCCTATGCCATCAGGTCATGGTTCCCATTTGTTGCCTCCCTAAAAATGTTTTTACCTAAAGGGGTGTCGGTAAAAAATTGGGGGCCCGTAGGGCCCCAAATGGTTTAAGCAGCCTTATTCTTAACCTTTAGAATTTCAGCCCGGATTTCATCCCGCAAGCCAAGCACCCAACCGAATTCCTCCAGGCTCAGCCGCCCCGCCTTGCCGTAGCCAGTAGAGCCGTCGTTTTTCTTGTAAGCCCGAGGGCCGATCTGGATTTTGGGCTCGCCGCCATTGTATTGGTAAATGGACAGGTATAACCCGTTTTTGTGTTGCCAGGTCTTGATTACCTTGTCCTTGGACTCATCGTAAGCCATGATTTACCTCCGTTTCCGTTTTTGGTTTTTCTTTTTAGCCTTAGCGTTTTCAATCCACCGAGCCATATCAGCCCAGGTCAGAGCTCCCACCAGGGGAGGGGTCTCGCCCCTCTCCAAGGCTTCCCGGGTTTGCTGGGTAAGGGTTTCGGTAATAGGGGCCATTATTTGGGAGGCCGCTTCCACCAATTCATCATCGAAAATCAAGCTCTTCATGATATTTCCTCCTATTCCCAAGGGAAGAAATTGTCGAGAGGGTCAAGCCCAGCAATCCGGGCTTCCCATTCGCCATCAATGTGGATCCACTCAATTATCATCTCCCTGCCTCCTCTTGATTAAAAAGGGTTTTTACCCTTAAATAAAAAAAACGGGGCCCCGGTTACCCGAGGCCCTGGTTAGTGAAGTTTAGTGAAGTTAGGCTTTATTAGGCTTTAAAGGTTTCTAGTCGTTTAAATTGAAAAAAGTTTGGGTTCTTCGGAAGGTCTTCCCAGGCCCACTCAAGGGCCTGGCGAGTCGTAAAAGTCATGGATTTTTTGATCATGTATGGGGTTGTAAAATCCCCATTAACATGATCCGGGTGGAACTCCTGCCAAATAAGCGTATAATAGGTTCTTTTGGCCATGATTAAACTCCATTTTTTTTAAATGTTTTTACCCTTAAATAAAAAAAGCCCCCCGGCCCGCGAGGAACCGGGGGGGGTGGAGCTATGGAAGAACCTTCACAGTATCAATTTTACACTCTCTCGCTACTTTCATAGCCTCTTTGAGAGCTTGAGTGTAAGTTCCATAGAAAAAAAACTGGTTCGTTGAATTTTCCCCGACTTGAAACGCCCAGCGCCCGCTTCCGCGGGGCTTGCGGCCGTGGCTCCAGATATACTCTGTAGTATTAACTCTGATTTTCATGGCTAACTTACCTCCATTTTTGATTGAGATTGATAAGTATTTTTACCCTTAAATAAATAAAGCCCCCGGTCCGTGGGGACCGGAGGGATTATTTAAAAGGTTTCAACCAGCCTGTAACCCTCTTCCTCATAAGCCTCATACAAGGCTTCCAGGTAGGCGTTAAGGTTATAAAAGGATTTTTGGAAAGCGGTGCTGTAAGGAACACTGTCGGCTTCTTTGAGTTCAGACAAGGTTTGAAACAGCTCTTCCATACCTTTTTCAATGCCGTCCATGAGGAAAAAAGCATGCTGCAAGGTGCCGATTTCCTCTTGCCTTTTGGGAACCTCGTGCATCATCGTTTTGCCTCCATTTTCTCATTTGAGCTTTGGCGCTCAGCTTTGGCGCTCAATGGGAGGTCAGAAACCATCGCTTCCGCCCCCCGTTCAGAGCCAAAACTTTGGGTTTTAAGGGCCGCCCGCCCGCTGGGTTTAGGTTTCACGTCGCCCTTCCCGGTTGCTATTTCCGCTCGCTTGCCTTGCCGCCCCTTCCTTCCGGCCCTCCCGTCGCTCGCACCACGGGCCGGCTGGCCTTCGCCTCAGTTAGGTTTGGGTCGCTCCCGGTTTCGCCTCGTTCCCGGTTCTTAGCTCTGCTTCGGATTTAAGGGCTCCGAATGCCCCTTCTTCTGTGGGTCAAAGAAGAAAAACCAGAGTTCCAGTCAACTCAAAAGACCGGGCAGCATGTTCGGTTCTGCCATCCTACCCGCCACTCACCTGGTTTGAGTTACCGCTCCAGGTGGGCCGGGACCCTCTCACCGCCTCAATTGGCTTGGTTGCAGGGAATTTGCTCTTGTTTTTCCCCTGATTGCTATCTCAGGTTGCCCTTCTTTTTTTTGAGCGTCCCGCCGTCTGCCTTCCGGTTTTTGGGGAGTTTTGTGAGGGACCCGGCTGCTCCCCTGGGCCCCAACCCGGCGGGTTATTTGGTGGCGCCTTTATCGGCTTCCTCGCTCTCTCTCGCTCTCACCTCCTTTTTTTTGTTTTGTTTGACTATAGATATTGCACTCAGTATGCCTAAGTAGGCATAATAACAGGATAATTAGCTTTTTGTCGCAGACGTATTGTTAATGAGATTAAGAAGTTACGCACGATATAAAAAAAAATTACCAATAATAAAGGGGCGCAACTGTTGTAACTGACCGAAAAGACAAGTTTTTTGACCCTTGCGGTAGTTACACGCTATTGACGCTCTTTTTTTGTAATAAGTAATGGAAGTTACACAGTTTAAATTACTTGACAGAAAAAGGGGTCAAAATACAATTATTTATACCAAGTAACATTTGCACTAACCAAATGTTGTTTTAGCTTTGCTTATTGATACTTATTGATTTAGGCAAAACTTCACCATCGCCCGGTGTTTACGGGATTCGTCTTGGCGTTACTTGAATTAAGGTGCTATGTTATTGAGATGAGCTAAACAACATGCAGCTCCAGGCCGTCAAACAGACCTTTGCCAGGTTGAACCTCCCCGCCCCAGCAGTCCCAGCCTGGCCGAGGGGTGCGGGGGCGGGTCAATTAAGATGGTGCGGTAGCCCTCAGATGACATGGATAGAAAGGTCGAACTCTTTATAAATAAGCCCCTCCTGGCTGGGCATGCGGCAGAGCATCTCCGCCTCCCAGGTTTCCCGGGAGACCCGGCGTTTGGCCGTGATGGCGTCCTCGACAGGGTAGAAGCCGTCGGCGTTTCTGGCCCTCCCTTCGCAGTCCTCCCAGAGTTCGCAATTTTCGCAGTCCCGGCCTAAGCATTTCTCCATAACGTCAAAGACACACCACTTAAACACCCGGTAGCCGCTCTCCGCCGCTTCGGTGACTACCCGGTTCATCAGGCCGTAAGCCTTGTGCATGGTGGAGTAAATCTGGACGCTGGCCTTAATGCCACTGGCAGATTTCGGTATGAGCAGGGCTGCCTCATAGATCCGGTCCTCGAACTCATCCACCTCGTCCAGCTTGAGCTTCTGGGGGTGGGGGCCCCGGATGGATTTCATCGAGGCCGTGAGTATTTGGACATTGGAGCCGTTCACCAGGTGGGTGCGGGTGCGCAGGGCCTCCCCCTCCACCAGGTGTTGGAAGGGAGGCGTGATAAAACCCTTCATGTGCTCATACATCCTGAGGCTCTGCTCGCCTGAGCCTCCCAGGATTTTGGTCTCGCAGCCGGCCTTGAACACCGAATCCAGCCAGGTCACCAAAGCGCCGTTGAAGGTCTTGCCGCCGCCCCGGTTGGCCCAGCAGATACAATCCAAGACCTCCTCGAAGAAGGCGGCGGTGATATAATCCGCCGGCGGGGTGTGCTCCGGGCAGACCTTGACCCTGGGAATATGAACGCCCCAGAAGACCTTGACAAAGTCCAGCAGCTCTTCCGGGCTGCCAAACCCGCAAGCCCGGTGATAGTCCACCAGTTGCCGGATTTCCCGTGGCGCAGCCAGGTGGGGCGTCTCCGGCACCACGCACCCCGGGGCCCTCATCGCCACCCTCCGCCATTGTGATGATGTGGGGGCAGGCGAACAATCGCGCCCAGGTGTGTTTTAGTGTGTGAGAACAAGGTAACATTGATGCGGGTTTGTGAGAACAAGGGTACGGTAGCAACATGTGTGCCAAATGCCCCATTTTCCCGTTCGATTCCACCAAAAGGGGTATTCACATACGCAGGCTTAGATGGGTTATTACGGGGAAAACCGAGGTGAATATTATTAATAGGGTTGCTTTGTGTTCGTTTGAATACAGGGCTTAGACGCATTCTTTTTTTGTAGGCGTAATGGATAGTTGCGCTCATAACGGCATGTCCAATATAATGGTGGGAAACAGGTGGGTCTAAGATGGGGGGCGGTGGGAACCATCCCCCGTTTACCGAGGTCAAGTGGGAAACCGACATTTTTGTAAAAAATAAGGTTACATTTTTGTAAGTAACTTTTTTTTCAGAAAAATTCTTCCGGGAACGGTCTGGGCTCCGCGTCCCGCCTCAGGTAGAGGGGGTGACGGGGGGCCCCTTCCTTGGTCACCCCCAGGCAGTAAACCTCCCGGCCGATGAGGTACAGCACCTGATCCTGGCGGTTCCGCCACAACCCGTGATTGCCCCAGGCCGCCAGGATAAGGGAGGCGTTCCCTGCCATGCGCCGCAGCCAGAAATCGTTGTCCGGCCCCACCGGGTCGGGGGCGGCCTTCAAGTCTTTGGGAAAGGTGGCCCGATAGGCGAAGGCGTTCATCATGATCAGCCCCCCGAACCCCCAGTTTTTGGCATAGTTAAGACACCGAGTGACGGTGGGGTCGTTTCGAACCTCATCAGCCGTGCTCGGGTTCAGTCCCACCACCATGAGCAGGCCTCGGCCCTTATCCCAGATGCGGTGCAGGGTATAGCGCCAAGTCCGGCAGGGGGAGAATCTGGCTTCGCTCTGGGTCACCTGGCATGAAAAGAGTGCGGGCTCAGTCCGGGTAGCCATCGTCATCACTGTCGTCACGCGGTACATATTTCAACCCCCTGGTCTCGCAAGCCGTGACCGCCGGGTGTTTGCACTGAGCCGGCCAATTGGGGTCATGGTCATCCCAGTAGCGGCAGACTTCCGGATGGCAATTGCTCCGGGGTTTGAAGTGGCGGCAGGTCGTCATTGCCATTCCCTCATGACAGCCTCAAATGCCACATCCGCCAGTTTTCTGGCGGTTGAACACAAGCCTTTGGTTTCTCCATAGCTGGCATATTCGATAGTCCCCTGGGCAGTATTCAGGGAGAGGATGACCACCACGTCCTTCCCAAATTTCCTGCCGAACTCCCGGGCCGCAGCTACTTTGGGGTCTGGATTCCAGACCATTGAATGCTTCTCCTCTTAGCGCGATACAACCCTTACCTGACATTTCTTAACCCCGAACACACGACATTGCCTCAAGGTGGGATAGTATATGTCCACGCGGTAGCCTTTCCACTTCGGCGGCATGAGGTCGGCGAAGATGAACTGGCCCACACCGGCCACTTCGATGATGACCCCAAATCGATAATCATACCTGCCAGGGCCCAGGTAGAGACCCAAGTCCTTCGCCAGTTTCCGGGAAAGGGCAAGGCAACCACCTTGACGATGCACCTCGGTGGTAGTCGGCCCTGATGTTGTATGGCCCTTCAGGCAGTAAGCGGTGATGGTAGCCAGCGCTTCCTGCCGGGGTTGGCAATTGCCGGAAACAGGGTAAAAAGTCCATAGCAAAATCAGCCCAATGGCTGTGGCCTTGAGAGCGCCCCTCATTCAGGATGTCGGATGGTGGCCAACCCTCTGATGTTGTTTGTTGTCATGGTAATCCCCCTCATGTTTTGACCGAATAATCTTTCAGGACTACTCCATGGGCAGTTCTTCCCATTTGTCGATTTCTTATAAGCCGAAAACGGGGATGCCTCTTTCCCGGGCTTCTTTCATTAAGGCCATATATTTCTTCCGAAATTCCGGATCGCTGAAGGGGTTGCCCTCTTCCAGGCTGAACCGGGTGGGGATGGTGGTGATGAGGCCGGTTCTCTCATACAAACCCTGGAGCTTGGCCC